CGGCACCAAGAGTGCGCGCAAGCTGCGCATCTGCGAACTCGATTCCGGCAAGCCCTCGTGTCCACAGATCGGCCGCGCGGCGGCTGCCGTCTCTGGCGGCGGCTTTCGGGGCAACCGTGTGCAGGGGGTTGGCTCAGCGATGGGGGCGGTCAAGCGCAAGATTCGCGCGGCCGGCAATGCCCTTCGATGCTGGGACTCGCCCGACGCGGTGCCGGACTCCATCAAACCGTAGTCCATCGGCCCCCGGCGCCGTCATGACCGGGTAAGGACACGCAATGCCAGACGACGAGCAGCAGCAGACCGACGACCAGACCGCTGACACCGCATCTTCCGGCGACACAGGAAGCCAGGGCGGGGTGGAGACGAAGGTCGAATTCTCGGCAGAGCAGCAGGCATTCGTTGCCAAATTGCTCTCCGAGGAGCGCAAGAAGGCCGCGCAAAACGCACGCGAAGCGACCAAGGCGGAAGCTGATCGCAAAGCCGAAGAGGAACGCCAGCGCAAGGCGCAAGAAGACCTTAAGGCCAAGGGCGAATTCGAGGCGCTCGAACGCGAATTGCGCGCGAGCATCGACCAGACCGCGGCCGAGCGCGACGAATTGCGGGAGGAAGTCACCGAGCTTCGCGCCGCCATGAAGAGCGGCCTCGACGCGCAGTGGAAAGCCCTGCCGCCGTTTATCCGCAAACACGGCGAAAGCTTCTTTGGCGAAGATGACGTGCTGGGTCGCTGGGGCTATGTGAATGCCCCGGCCACGCAGGAACTCATCACCCAGCTGGCCGATGGCGACCGCGAACGCGAGCGCGGGTCAGGCGGGCTGCCGCGGCCGAAGGGCGGCGACGGCACGCCAAGTATCGAGGACGAAAAGCGCGCGCTTGCAGCGCGCGGCGGCTACACGATGTAGTCGGTATGCGGTCGCGACTGCGACCGCGCAGGAGTAGATCATGGCTGAAATCCGGATTAGCGGGACGCCCTCGCTGGCGACCGTCCAGCCGGGATACGAGCACCAGATCAACGGGCTCGTGGCCGGCGCGGCGATTGCAGCGGGGCAATTTGTCTATATCAAAGCGTCAGACGGCAAGGTCTACCCGGCGACAGGCGCCGCGGCAACCGAGCCGGCCACCGCGAAGGGGATCGTCCTCCAGGCGGCGGCCATCGGGGATGGCGTCACCATCTTGCATGGTGTCGTCGTGCGCTGGGGGGCAAGCCTCTCGCCGGGAACTGCCTATTTTCTCTCAGGAACGAACGCTGGCGAACTCGCGGATGCCGCCTCAACCGGCGGTACCACGTCGATCGCCTATGCCATAGATGCGACCCGCATCTATGTGCGGCCGTAAGGGGGCGCGGTCATGGCATACGGAACCAACAGCGTCCTCGACGCACTCCTTGCGATCGACAACGCGAACGTCTACGACTATGGCGAGGATCGACTGCTCGCCGATTTCCAGCGGTCGCTCGCGGCGCATAACGCGCTCGTCGACGACATGCTCGGCGATCTCGCGGAATCGACCACCGATCGTATTCGCCGCTTCGGGGTGGATACGAAACTGTCGATGACCGAGATTGACGAGTACACCCGCGCGGATGCACAGAAGGTGCCGCCAACCGGCAGCGATATCGGGTTCCCGCTCAAGGGCTACCAGATTTCGTTGCAGTGGACGCGGCGCTACTTGCAGGTCGCGACGCCGGCCGAGCTGGCGGCGAAAATGAACGCGGCGCAGCGCGCGGACATTTCCAACGTTCGGGTGCAGGCGCTCAAGGCGCTGTTTACCCCGACGAATACCACCACCTACAAAGACCGGATGATCGATAACGTCACGCTGCCGCTGCGGGCATTGCTCAATGCGGATAGCGAGCCGATCCCCGACAACGACTACGGCACGACGTTTGACGGCAGCACGCACACTCATTACCTGGGCACGGCGTCGTTCGTCGCCGCCAACATCGTCAGCCTCGTGAGCACGATCGTTGAGCACGGGGTCAACGGGCCGGTTCAGATTTACATCAACCCGGCGCAAGAGGCGGCGGTCTCGGCATTCGCGAACTTTGTGCCGCTCCAGTATCCCAACCTGACGCCAGGCGGCGGCCAGACGACCCCGATCGGGGCCGGCGAGCGTGCGCCGTTTGAAATCTATAACCGGCAAATCGGCTGGTGGGACGGCGCGATCCCCGTCTGGGTGAAAGCGTGGGTTCCGGCCGCGTACGTGTTGGCGTTCGAGGCGGACCCGTCTCGGCGCGTCCTCGTACGACGGCGACGTGCGGTCGGCGGCAACACCGACGCACTGGCGATCGTGGCGGAAGACGAAAAGTACCCGTTGCGGGCGCAAACGCTGGAGCGTGAGTTTGGCATCTCCGTCTGGGGGCGCGACCAGGCGGCCGTGCTGAAGACCGATAACGCCACGTACAGCGCGCCGACGATCACCTAGGAGCGAGCGATGAGCGATACGCAACAGAAGCAACCGCGCGAGTCGATGACCGTGGTGCCGCCGGAGATGTACCGGCAGAGCCTGATCAATCAGGCGCGCGAGCAATCCGTCGAGGATCGACTGGACTACGCGCCAGAGGGCGGGCGCTATCTCGTCGATGGCGTGTGGCGCGACGCGAACGGGTTGCCCTGTGAAGCGCCGAAAGAGGCGAAAGACGCCGAAGAGGCGCAACTGAAGGCCGACGAAGAGCGGCGCTATCGGGAGCATCTCGATATGGCGCGGCAGGGCATCTTCGGACCGAACGCCGTTGAGGCCGGGCAACTGGCCGTCGATGCTGACGTGAACTCGGCGGTGATGATCGAGGAGCGGCGGCTGCGGCAAGCCGAAGTCGATGAGGCGGCGCGCAAAGCGGCCGCCGAGCAGGCTAAGGCCGCAATGGAAGACAACCGCGCCAACGCCGAAGCGCAGCGCAAGGCGATCGATGCGCGCCTGAAGGATCGCACCGGCAAGACTGAAGCGCCGGCCACCGAGCCGGCACCGGTCCCGGTGAAGAACCGGCCATGACGCGCGACGAGGTCGCGGACTACATCGGTGAACGCTACGGTGCGCTGCTCGCGGAAGTCGGCCGCTCGGCCGATGACTCCGCGGGCAACCTGCAAAGCGTCATCGACGATGCCTTCCGCGCCCTCGGTTATCTCGAATCGGAACTGGCGACAGCGGCGCCGACCGAGCCCGAGGAAGTGACGGATGTGCGGATTCAGGCGCTCTATCGCGCCATCGTGCAGATTCGCCGCGACCTCGCGACGCGGTTCGACGTCAGCATCGCCGGTGACAGCTATCGCCTCTCGCAAGTCAAGGCGGCGGTGGATACCGAAGTCGTGCTCGCAGAGGCGGCGGTGTTGGAGCGGTTCGGCACGCTGGGCGTGGTCATCACGGGCGACGATGCGTCACCGTTCGTGACGATCGAGGAGCAAATGCTCTGGCCGCCGCTGGTGGAGTTTATCGGATGAGTCTCGATCTGCATCGCGATGGGCCACCGGCGACGGACGCCGCCGACACAACGAATCAGTATCTCGCGCGCATTCTGGAACGACTCGATCAACTCGTGGCGTTTGAGGAGCGCAAGGTCACAGCGGAACAGATGATGGTGGACTTGGTCGGCGCGCTGACTGACGCGCCAGCCGAGGGACTGGACTGGTATCGCGAAACGGATGGTCGCTACGCGATTCGCACGCCAGAAGGTGGCGGCCGTGTGCCGACGCCGGATGAGGCGGCGCAGATCGCAGCGATTGTCGGGCCTCGGAGTCGGCGCTAATGGAACGGCCGTTTCTGTCGGATGCGACCGCGGCGACGATTGGGCGGCTACGGGAAAAGGGCTTTGCCACGCAGATGCTGGTGGGCAACACCATCGACGTGATGCTCTGGCGCGACAGCGAGGCGGACGGGGCGGCGGTGCCGCTCCCGCCGCAGCGCGTCGTCGTGGTCTGGCCCGAGCGGCAACCGGCCACGGCGACGACGCCGGAAGCAACGTTCGTTGGTCGATCCGGCGAACTTCAGAAATGGTGGCCGTTCGACGTCGCGAACGGTGACCGATTCGTGTTCCCGAATGGCTCATGGGCCAAGATCGTGGCGTCGCCCGTCACCGATGGCGGGCGTGTCCGCGTCGGCTTTGAGGTTGAGGGCTAGGCATGGCAGTCACAGGCGGACCGGTCTTCACGTGGACGATCGCACCGACTGGGCAGCTCGTGCCAAATCTGCACAGCTGGGAAGTGCGATTGATCGCGGCAGTGCGGGCGCTGGCGGACCTCTTCGCGGCGCGGATGGAGGCGTATGCCAAACAAAACGCGCCGTGGAACGACCAAACGGGGGCGGCGCGGGCCGGACTGCGAAGCTGGGCGGTGAGCGCCGGTACCGGCGTCGTGATCTACCTCGTGCATAGCGTGTACTACGGCATCTTCTTGGAACTGGGCACCAGCAAAATGGCGCCAAGGCCCATCATCATGCCGACGCTCGAAGC